CCATGAAAGACTGGTGTTGATTTTCCGTTCTTCATAAGAGGGTTTTTTCTTCCTGGCATAGGATTAGAACCGCCTCTCATAGGTCTGTCTCCGCCCATTTCTCCTTCTTTGAATTCGAACTTAGGTCCTTTACCCATACCAACACCTTTAGTGCCTGTTTTCATAGTTTCTTTGAATCCTCCTGACGATTTTTTATAAGTGAATTTTGGTTTACCAATTCTAGCTCCTTTACCAATTTTTGGTTTCATAGCTTCCGGTAAATATTCAGAATCATCTTCATCAATATCATCCATTTCTTCTAGGTCTACTTCATACGTATCGTCATCATCTTCCATTTCAATTTCGTAGACAATGCCCTCCCCGAATTCATCACCCATATCATAAGATGGTTTTTTGTTAAAATCGGAATCTTCGCTGAAAACGGAATCAATTAAACTGTTAAGATTTTTTTGACTCATTGGATTATTTTGACCCATTGGTTTAGTATATTCTTCGTCTTCGTCTTCGGTGAATTCATTGTATCCTTCGTCTTCGTCTTCGGTGTATTCATAGGATTCGTATCCTTCGTCTTCGTCTTCGGTGAATTCATCATCAACATCCATCGATTCATTTTCTTCCCCATGACCTCTCATTCCCATAAAATCTTCCAACTGAATCATATACTCTTTATCTGTGTTGTCATCTTTTAGATTAACCATATTGTTATCTTTTTTTACTATGATACCGTCACTCGCATCCATTGCCAAGAAAACCTTTAAAAGGTCCTCATCAGGAATTAATGGGTTACCTTCAGAGTCAGTACCTGTTAAATCAATAACATCATCGTCATCGTCATCAGGCATCATTCCGGTACTCATATAAGAATCTTCGTCTTCTGTATCTGAAAAGTCGGAATCCTCATCATCGTTATCACCATCATCAGGAAATTCAAAATCCTCATCATCACCATCTTCAGGAAATTCAAATTCATTATCACCTGTTTCAGGTTCGTCTACAATCTCCTCGTCATCATCATCTCGTTCCGATACAATAGATTCTTTTACCAATTCTTTGATTTCTTGTTTCATAGTAGAAGCAAGTATTCCTTTTGCATTTTCGGCTACTGCCTCTTCCAAATTTCTCATTTGGATAAGAGCGTCTTCGACCAAGTTTTTTTCTTTTGACATTTTTTGTATGTATTTTTTCATATAAATATATTCTTATATGAAAAAAATACATTTTTACACAATTTTTATATAAAATAAAAAAGGGAAACTTTTTGAGTTTCCCTTTTTTAAATTAATTTTTAGTAAATTTTGTTATAAAACCTCTATAACCTCGTCAATTTTACTTTCGGCGATTGATGTAATTCTCCAATCCCAAGTTAATTCTGAATACCTTTTTGTAATCTTAGCCTCAACATCTGTCGGACTATAAGCCTTTACAAGTTTTTCTTCTTTTACTTTTTTTACTTTACCGGTTTCTTCATCAGGAAATTCGTAATAAAGTTTTGCAATGAAATATTTTTCGTTCATAATTTTATTTTTTATAAAGTATCATCAAAACATTTTATAAAATCAAGGATTATTTATTAAGATAAGTGTTTAATCGGTTCATTAGGTCTAACGATTTATTAGCCTCAGGTCCTACATGACGTTCTCTCTGTGATTGTTTCTCCTCCTCCAAGTTCTCCTCAAAATTACCCCTTTCTTCAGGATTAGAAAAAAGATAGGCTCCTGGCGTTGAGGGAGAAGAAACTAAGTCAAAACAAATTAATTCAAAATCATCCTGTACTTCATTTTGTTCTCCAATCTTTTTAAGGGACCCGACACCTCTTGATGATATACCTAAAGTAACTCCTTGTCTTAAATAATTCGCCGCCAAATCTCCCTTTGTGGAACAAATCCCCATTTCATGGAAACCTGGAGATGTTAATAATCTTAGTTTACCCATTAATATGATTCCATCCCACCATACTTCAGTAATGATGTGAGAAACCCTGTCCAAATCAATTAAAGAAGATTCAGGATGGTTCAACTCAGAAAGTGAAATACCCTTATTAATTATTTTCTTATAATTTTCCGCTTCTCTTTTTAATATTTTTTCAGGATAAATCCTACCATTACGATTTGGTGTATTGTATTTTTGTAAAACCGCATAAAACTCAAAAGGTTTACTGTGGTCCATAAAACTTTTGGATTCCATCAAAATATTTTGATTCCCGAATTCTTTCGGTGATATATATCCAGCATCGTACTCGATAAGAATCCCACGACCTATCTCATAAGGTTTCAATATTTTAAATTCATTCATATCTATATTTTTATATAAATACCTCGAACTTTACATTTAAACCTCGACAAGTTCAGTTTTGTCTTTTTTACTTATATGGAAATCAAAATATTCATTTTTTCTAAAAATGTCCGAATTAATGCAACTGACAATATTTTTTACTGATTTTTTTAATATTACAGATTTAAAATCCATTTCTTCTAACGTATAAAGAGTTATCTCTAAATTCATAAAAGACCTTTTCTTATATTGAATTCCACTTGTCCTTAAATCTAAATCCACTATAAATTTTTCATCAAAAAGATTTCTCTCTAAACAATTAAAAACAACATGTTTGACAGCTCTTGACATATTAAGAACAATTCTTGTCCAATTATCGTAATTGTCTTTTGGTTCTACCCAAGTTTGAATGTTAATGTAAACTGATTTTAAATTTTTCGAATCGACTGTTCCGTAACTTACTTTGGATGATTTGAATCCGCTTAGTTTAGCGGTTTTTCCTTTCTTCATTCTCTCATTTTTTCTGAGTTTATTTTTCTCAAAAAATTTAAGATAACTTTGTCAGATTGTCAAAAAATTATATATTATCCGTTAAGTTCTTTAATTTAAAATATTCTAACCTATCAAACTTTTTAGATTTGATATCATCAATTGTTTCATTAATCGTATTTTTTACAGATTCGTCAGATTCAGATTCCAATACAACAACTAATTTAACAACCGCCTCATCTTTTAAGGTGCGGAATTTCTCAACCAATAGTGACTCATCTTCTTTTAATAAAGAGTTGAGTTCTTTCTTCTCCGATTCATTCAAATTCGAAATAAACTCCTCAATGGTTTTGTTTGCCACTCTAACCATAGAACTCAGAGGTAATAAAATAATTTCTTTATTTTCATTTATTGCTGATTTCTTTACAGAATCAACAACTACTTTCTTACTTCTTACTTTATTTTCTAAATGTAAAACATCGCTTGAGTTATAAAATAAATTATCTATATCAATATATTGATTGTGTGAGTTAACTCCGGTAACCCACTTTTTAAGTTTTTCTAAATCTCTTTTGTCGGTCTTATTGATAATGTTTTCAAACATAGTAATCGATTCAAAAACAAAATCCTCGGCCAATTTTTGTTCATATCCTTTATTTGCGGATAACTCATCATAAAGAAAAAATAATTTAGATATGTTTTTATTTAATAAAACATTTCTATTGAAATTTTTAATTTCTTCTTTAAAAGTTCCTTTTCCGTAAGATTCAGAAAGTAATTTCTCAACTCTTGATTTTAATACACCTATTTTCATCTGTAATTGTTTTATAATAAATATTAATCTTTTAATATTCTATCGAGTTCATCCCCAATATCTCCTAAAGAATTTCTCGCTTTTGATAAATCAATGAAATCGTCTTCGTTGATTAAATCACTACTTTCAAGTAATATGTTCATAGTATCCCTTGTTTTTGATTCAGGTGTTATTCCTCCAATTCCACCCGGTTCAGGTGGTGGTGGGGCTCCGCCTAAATCACCCATTCCACCTTCAGGTGGTGGTGGAGGTGTTGCTCCCTCTGCCGCGGTGGTACCTGTTTGAGAACCATACAATTTATCAACATTATCAAATATACCTGTATGAACAATAATTGTCGGGGTATTTGTAAGTTCTGCAGAAACCGCTCTCTCAATTCTTTGTTGTTGTAAATCTAGTTGTATTTCTTGGTCTGAGAATCCTAAAATATGTTTTTTAGCCCAAGATACCGATGTCGGTGCTATTCCCTCAACCGCAGTAACTGCGTCTTTATAGAGTAACATTTTTTCTTTCCAAACATCTACCGCCAATAAATCAGCTTGTTTTGATGAATTATGAAGGCCTAAGGTAAAATTATTTAATTCATCCTCAAAACCTAATAAGAATAAATGTATAATGGCGATTTTATTCATTTCTGCCAACATACTTTTTTGAATTCTATTAATTGTTCTTGCAAAACGAATATCCATCAATGATAGATTCTGACCATTACCAACCGGTTCCTCAAAACCTAAAAACGCTTTTGGAACACGAAGTGCTGTTAATAGTTTCTTTTGGATATATTCGATATCAGCAATTTCCGCCAGGTTAGTTGCTCCGGGTAAGGTATCAATAGGACTTACCTGTGCCGGGTCACGAACAGGGACAAAATAATCTTGGTCAACGGCCATTTGGTTGAATCTCATATCAACATTTCCTGTTTTATGGTCTACTACTTGTTGGCGTTTGAATTTATTTGCAACACGTTGTACGTACGCCTCCACATCTTGGTCATCCATATTTCCTACGAATACTTTGAAAACTCTTCTTTCTGGTGCTCTTGATGTACGATAAATCAACATCGCATCTTCCGCTAATATTAATTGTTTCCAAATACGTCTTGCTTTTTCTAACATAGATGTTCCATATGGAAGTTTTCTATCATCACCTAATAATCTGAAATGGGCAATTTCCCAAGAATTAAATTCCATATCACGAGCCTTCCATTTGAATCTCAAACCTGAATTTTTTGGGTCAGTTTCGGAATTGTAAGTTTTTGACGCCATACCCATCTCCAATCTTTCAATTTCAATGTTAGGTAATTGCATACAACCTACAATACCCTTTTCAGGGTCAAGTTTCAAATACACAAAATTATCACCATATTTACAAGTGTTCCTTGTCCACATTGGTAAATTTACGTTAATGTCTAAAGAGTTATTAAATAAATCAGTTAGAATAGATTTTATTCTTTGTGAATCAGAATAAATTTGAACCATTAGTCCATCTTCATTTACAGTTGTGGATTCTTCACCATAAATGTCAAGAGCCGCGGAAATCTCTGGAGTATATTCCATAGATTCAAAATCGTAAAATGATGCCAACCTTGTTGGTTCATAATATGTTGCCTGAGCATATAAATTATTCTCAATTTTGGTCCATTGATTAGATAAGTAATAAGTTTGTTGTGCCTGTAACTTTTCTTTATCGTATTCTTGTTTGGAATTTGTTTTTAATAATTCCGTTTTGTCATATTGGTAAGTTGGATAGTCCTGACCTAACAATGAGTGAGGACCAAATGTTTTGCTTAGCCTTTGCCAAACTGTGAGATTTTGATTATTTTCCATGTAATAAAATTAACTACAACTATAAATAGATAAACAATACTTTTGTAGTAATAAATAAATATTAACCCATCCCCCCAAATAACCAACCATATTTCATATAATCTTCTCTTGATGCCCCTGAATTAAAATTAGGGTTGTCGTATCTTGATGAAAAATTAGGGGTTTGTGGGTTGAACGCAATTGATTTTGATGAAGTGTCGTCGGTTTGCATGGTCCAAGAATTTATCATTGCCTTTGTTTGTTCTGTAACTTTTGTTAGTTGACTGAATGACGCCTCGGCAACATACATAGCCATCGCCATTGACATAATCAAGTCATCATGTCCTCCTTTTTGATGGTCAGGTCTCCCATTAATATACACGAAACTATTCATCTCGTTTAGCAGCCTTAGAC